TTCTTTTCAGAAACAAATCCCGGAGATGTGTTCATGGAGATTGAAAAACAGGCGGCGGCCAGGTGGAACCACAGGATCAGATGACCGGAAAGGGGCGGAAGCATGAACAATCAGATCAGCATGTTTGAGCTGCTGGGCCTGGACGATACGCCGGAGATCCCCGTTGACCGGCAGAAAAAAGGCGTCAAAGGGTGGGTGATCGAGATCGCGGCGGATTTCCTTCCGGAAAACGGTTACAGACAGCACGTCGTCGGCGTGACCACCAAATGCGTGATCCTGGAAGAGGACACCCGTCCGGACAGCCGGGGGAGCCTGTGGCAGAGCGCGCATGTGGTGAAGGACGGCTGCAACGGGGACGGATGGATGGGAACGCCCAGGAAACTGTACGACGGCCGGCCCACATGGCGCGAACTGCAGGAATACGTGAAAACGCATTACAGAGGGGAAACGCCGTATGAGATCGTGTTTGTCAGGAAGGGATGCGACGCGTCCTGCCGCATATGCGATTTTGAAACAGGGAAACCGATCCCGGATTATTTTCGCGAGGAGATGGAACCATGATATGTCCCTGCAAAGGATGCACCGAACGGACGATATTATGCCACGGCCGGTGCGACGGGTACCAGCAATGGAAAAAGGAACGGGAAGAGATCAACAGAATCCGGAGCATGGAAACGGAAAACCGGCAGCTGAGCCGGGAGCATGAGATCCGGTACCGGAAAAACGTAAAAAGGAGGGTGACGAAATGAACTGCCCGAAATGCGGAGCGGAATACAAAGCCGTGCGGGTGATCGACACCCGGCCGTCGTCCGAATTCGGCGTCCGGCGGCGGAGGGCCTGTACGGCGTGCGGATACCGGTTCACGACCTATGAGATCACCCAGAAGATGAAGGCGAAATATGACCGGTCGGTGAAGGACCGGCAGATGATGATCAAACGGATCGAGGATCTGATCCGGCTGTACGGCGGAGAGAAGGGGGAAAAGGCGCATGGATGAAAAGGACCGGTGGATTCAGCAGCTGACCCAGGATGTGGCCCGGTGGAAAAACCGGGCCGTCGAAGCGGCGGAGCGAGCCTGCATGGAGTGCGAGCGGCTGGACGCGGACTGCGGCAAATGCCGGATGCAGAAGATCAAAGAGGAGGCGGCGCGATGAACGGAACAGCAAAAATCGAAACCGGGCCGCGGATGGGCACCTGTGAGATGTGCGGCGGGCGGGACAGGCTGCTGTGTATGATGTTTATCGGTGATTTCGCCGGGTACGCCTGCGCGGAATGTATCAGCCAGGTACAGCAGAGTATACAGCGCCGGTACACCGGGACGGCGGAACACTCGGAACCGGCGGAATGACGGAGGTGAGAACGTGAGCAGGGAACAGGAGATCCTGACGGGGTACAGGCTGATTGTGATGGAGATCGAAACGCTGGAGCGGCAGAGCCGGTTCCTGAACAAGTACATCGGCGGGCCGGGCCCGGTCCGGGCGGTGCAGCTCACCGGGATGCCGCGGGGAACCAACGACCCGGAAGCGGCCATGCTGCAGCAGGTGGAGGACGATCCGCTGATCCATATTGAAAAACTGTGCCAGGATCTCCGGGAAATGCTGATCGAGTTTGAACAGATCGTGAACCGGATCACGGACCGGCGGCTGTTCATCGTGGTGCGTGACTACTACGCCCTGGGATGGACGGACGAGCGAATCGCGGAAAGCCTGGAAATGAGCCGGAGCACGGTTCAGAAAATCCGGACGGATTATTTCAAATCGTTGGCAGGATTGTATTGAATTGGCACGGGAAATGTGAAACACTGTAAGCTGAAAAAAGAGCGGCCGGGGCCTTCCTTCCCGGCGGCGGTACTGGATCACAAACGGAAAGGCGTCCGGGAACGGGCGCTTTTTCATATACGCGGAGGTGAGCGCATGGCGGGGGACGGGCTGATCCATGTGGACGTGAGCCAGGCGCTGACCACAATCAACGGCATGAAAAAGGGACTGTCTCCGGAAGTGTTCAACAAGTGCCTGATGTACACGATCAAGGACACCGGCAACCGGTTTGTCAAAAGGATCGTGAAGGAGACGGTCACGCGGGAATACGCCGTTCGCGGCGGCTGGGTAGACAGCAAGATCAAACGGGCCCAGTTCACCGGCGGCGGTTCCGGGTTCGGATGCGTGGTCCCGATCCGGGGCGAACGCGGCACCATCGGCGGAACGTTCGCCGCGGCCGGCGGCAGCGTGGCTTCCGGCCGGGCGAAGAAGGACGGGCGGGCGCTGAAGGCGCTGAAGCACAAGCGAAGCGGCGTATCGGCGAAGATCCTGAAGGGAAAGAGCAGCAGCCTGCCGGGAGCCCTGCCGCACCAGGGCGGCAACGCGCCGTTCCGGCTGAAGAACGGCATCGTGGTGACACGGAAAACGAAAAGCCGGTATCCGCTGGCCGGTGTGGTGGGCCGGAGCGTTCCGGGCATGGTGGACCGGCATTTTATCAGCAAAATGCAGGGGCCGATCAACGCCTATATGGTGCAGCGCATGCAGCAGAATATCCGGCGGTTTATGAAGGTGTGACATGGCAATCTGCATGACCCAGAAGCAGCTGGGGGAACTGGCCGGCCTGACGGCGCGGCAGCTGCGGAACATCGACAGCGAGCTGGGGCCGGAAGAGAAGATCCTGGTCAAAAGCGCGGACGGGAAATACGACGCCTGCGCGTTTGTGCAGCGATGGACCAGCTACCTGGTCAGCCGGGCGCAGAAAAAAACGGAGAGCCTGGAAGTGGTGAAGGCCCGGCACGAGGTGATCAAGACCGAGAAAACCACGCTGGAGGTCCGGAAACTGCGGGGAGAACTGCTGGACGTACGGGACCTGCGGAAAGCGTGGGGCGACATCGCGAACGCGGTTATGAACGGCATGATCCATCTGCCGGCGACGATCGCGCCGATGGTCCAGGGACTGGAAAACATGGAAGCGATCACCGGCATCATCGACCGGGAAATCCGGCGGGTGCTCAACGGCATCGCGGACACGCCCCTGCCGGCATACGCGGCGGATGAAACGCCGGAAGAGGAGGAAGAACAGGAGGACCAGGCGTGAACAGGATCGGCGAGCTGATGCGATTCACGCTGGAGATGTTCCGCCCGCCGAAAATGCAGACGGTCAGCGAATGGGCGGACGAAAACAGGATCCTGGTCACGGAATCGAGCGCGGAGCCGGGCCGGTGGAGGACGGACCGGGCGCCGTACCAGCGGGAGATCATGGACGCCTTTACGCAGGCGGGGGTCTGGAAAATCGTAATCATGGCCAGCGCCCAGGTCGGCAAAACCGAACTGGTGCTGAACATGATGGGCCGGGCGATCGACGTGGATCCGGGCGCGATGCTGTTTATCCAGCCGACGGACGCCTTTGCGGAGGATTTCAGCAAGCGGCGGGTGGCGCCGATGATCCGGGCCTGCAGGGCGCTGCAGGATAAAGTATACGAGGCGAAAAGCCGGGACGCCGGGAACACGATCACGATGAAAACGTTCCCCGGCGGGAGCGTGGTTTTCACCGGGGCGAACAGCCCGACGGAACTGGCCGGGCGGCCGGTGCGGTACGTGTTCGCGGACGAAACAGACCGGTTTCCGGCCAGCGCCGGCACGGAGGGCGATCCGCTGCTGCTGGCGGAACGGCGGACGGAAACCTACAAAATCAACCGGAAAATGGTACTGACATCGACACCGACGGTCAAAGGGGCGAGCAAGATTGAAAAAGCCTTTATGAGCGGCACGCAGGAAGAGTGGCAGACGGAGTGCCCGCATTGCCGGGAATACCGGTATATCCGGTTTGAACAGATCAAGTTTGACCGGGAGAAGTACACCGACGAAAACGGCGAGATCAACTACAACGTCGAAAACGTCCGGTGGCAGTGCCCGAACTGCGGCGGGGAAGCCGGGGAATACGAAATCAAACGGTGCCCGGCCAAATGGGTGGCGAAAAATCCACAGGCCCTGGAACAGGGGATCCGGAGTTTCCGGCTGAACGCGTTCATGAGCCCCTGGAGCGATTGGGTGGACATCTGCCGGATGTTCCTGCGGAGCAAGGACGATCCGGAGCTACTGAAGGCGTTCCGGAATACGGTCCTGGGCGAGACATGGCAGATCAGCGACAAGAACGAGGAACCGGAAAAGCTGTACGCCCGGCGGGAGATCTACGGCGCGGAGGTGCCGGACGGCGTGCTGGTGCTGACTATGGGCGTGGACGTCCAGGACAACCGGCTGGAATATGAAATCGTCGGATGGAGCCGGGACGAGGAAAGCTGGGGAATCAGCCGGGGGATTATCCCGGGGCGGCCGGATACGGCGGCGGCCTGGGAGGAAATCGACGCGCTGATGGACCGGGACTGGACGACGGAAAGCGGGTACGGCCTGCGGGTGATGGCGGTGTTCGTGGACAGCGGCGGCCATTTTACGCAGGATGTTTACCGGGAGTGCGACCGGCGGTACCGGGCCGGGCGGAAAATCTTTCCCATCAAAGGCGACGGCGGCGAGGGAAAAGAGTACGTCCGCCTGATGCGGAAGGAAAACGGGCCGTATAAAAGCCCGAAATTCCTGATCGGCGTGGACAGCGGGAAGGAAGCGATTATGAGCGCGACCATGGTAACGGAGAACGGGCCGCGGCGGATGCACTTTCCGATGGACCGGAACACCGGATACGACCTGGAATTTTTCCGGGGACTGATCAGTGAAAAACTGGTGATTCACCGGAAGGGCGGCCAGAGCGTGACCGCCTGGGAAAAAATCTACGAGCGGAACGAACCGCTGGACTGCCGGAACTACGCCCGGGCGGCGTACCGGTATTTCCGGTGGCGGTTTGACGAAATCGAAGCGATGCTGCAGGGCCGGCCGAAGGCGGAAGCGGTCCGGCGGCCGGCGCCGGCAAGGCGGCGCGGCGGCATGGTCAGCGCCGGAATCAGCGTTTAAGGAGTGAAGAAGCGTGGCAATGGTGACGATGATAGACGGTTTTACGCTGGCGGAAGCCCGGCAGCAGCTTGCCGTATGGAAGGCGGCGTGGCTGGAGATCGGCAGCGGCACTGCGAAAAGCTACCGGATCGGCACAAGGGAATACACCGCGCTGGACACGGAAGAGGTATACCGGATGGTCAAGTATTTCGCCGGCATTGTCAGCAAGTTGAGCGGAGAGGCGCGCATCGCCAGGGTACAGGTGGTTGTACCGAGAGACTGAAACACGATGCCGGCGGCCCTGCCCGGGATTTTTCGGGCGGGGCCTTTGACATGAGAGGAACGGAGGGAAGCCCCTATGGGAAAAGAGCCGAATTTCCGGGAGCGGGTGCTGTACGCCCTGAGCCCGGAGAAAGGCAGCGCCGCGTATAAAAAGCGCCTGGACGCGGAACGGAAGAAAACGCCCGGCGGGATGAAGCAGGGCGATATTTCCATGAGCGCGAGTTATTTCGGGCGGCACGGGGCGAGCACGCAGCTGAACAGCATGATCGGGTGGCTGGTCGGCGGCGGCGGCGCGGAGGATGATATCGACGTCCACGGCGCGCTGCTGCGGAAACGCGCAAGGGACCTGTACGCCGCCGGCGGACTGGCCCGGAGCGGGCCGAACACGCTGACGACCAACGCGGTCGGATGGGGCATTATCCCGAAGCCGAAGATTGACGCGGAGATCCTCCGCCTGAGCGACGAAGAGAAGGACGCCTGGGAACGGAACGCGCTGCGTGAGTGGCGGCTGTGGGCAGAAAGCGCGATGTGCGACGCGGAACGGCAGCAGAATTTCTACGGGCTGCAGGAACTGGCGTTCCTGTCCATGCTGGTAAGCGGCGACTGTTTCGCCCTGTTCGGGATGAAGGACAATCCGCGGACACCGTACAAAACGACGATCCGGATTCTGGAAGCGGACCGGTGCGCGACGCCGGGCACCAGCGGACAGAGCAAAATCCAGAACAACCAGGACGGCACCCGGATTGTGGACGGCGTGGAGCTGGACCGGGAAGGCGCGGTGACCGGGTATTACATCGCGAACCGGCACCCGCTGGGCAAAGAGGATCCAAGGTCCCTGGAATACAAACGGATTGCCGCGTTCGGGGCGACCGGGTATCCGCTGATCCTGCACGTCATGACCCATGAGCGGCCGGAACAGCGGCGGGGCGTTCCCTTTGTGGCGGCGTGCATCGAATACCTGAAACAATTTGACAGGTACCTGACGGCGGAGCTCGCCGCGCAGGTCGTGTCCAGCATGCTGACGGCGTTTATCGTGAACCAGGCGGACGGAACCAGCGTCGGCCTGGAAGACGCGGTGAACGAAGAGGAAAAGGTCACGGACGACGAGCTGCACCTGGAACTGAAACCCGGGGCGATCTACGACCTGCCGCCGGGGAAGAGCGTGGAAACGGTGAACCCGCTGCGGCAGAATACCGCGTTTGAAGGGTTCGTGAGCACGTTCGAAACGCTGATCGGCAGCGGGCAGAACATCCCGAAAGAGGTGCTGATCCACAAGTACGACAGCAACTACACCGCGGCCCGGAGCGCGCTGCTGGATTTCTGGAAAACGGTGCGGGTGTACCGGTCGAAATTCAACATGATGTTCAACCAGCAGATCTGGGAAGCGTGGCTGGCGGAAGCGGTGGCCACCGGACGGATCGAAGCGCCGGGATTTTTCGACGATCCGGCGGTGCGGCGGGCCTGGTGCGGGTGCCTGTGGAACGGCGTCACGATGGGCCATGTGGACCCGCTGAAGGAAGTCAAAGCGGCGGCCATGCGGATCCAGCACAACATGTCCACGGAGGAACAGGAAGCCGCGGAATACAACGGCAGCGACTGGAGCGAAAACGTGCGGCAGCGGCGGAAGGAGATCGAAACCATGGCCGACATGATGTCGTTCCAGACGGAGCTGACGGAAGAGTACACCATAGAAGAAGAGGTCGACGGCGATGAATGACGGAAAACTGACGCCGGCCGCCGCGGTGGATTTTGACGGCACGATCTGCGAAAACGCCTGGCCGGAGATCGGGGAAGAAAAGCCCGGAATGATCGAATGGCTGAAGGCGTGGAAAGCCGGCGGGAACAAATTGATCCTCTGGACCAACCGGACGGATGAAAAGCTGGACGCGGCGGTGGAATGGTGCGCGGAGCGCGGAATCGAATTTGACGCGGTGAACGAAAACCTGCAGGAACGCATCGACCGGTTCGGAGGGGACACCCGGAAGATCAGCGCCGATTATTATATCGACGACAAAAACGCCGTGATTGACGGCGTCGGCCCGGACCCGGTCACGCTTTCCGTGGGGGGGGTGCCGGGCATGAACGGCGCGCCGGCTGAAACCATGATGACAGGAGGAAACAGGATGAAAGAACGGTACGTTTTCCGCGCGGATATGAAGCTGAAGGGCGATACGGCGGAGGTTATGCTGTACAGTTCCATCGGCGCGGATAAATTCTGGGGCGACGAATATACGCCGGAGGATTTCGACCGGGAGATGAAAAACGCCCGGGAGCAGGGCGCGGTGAAACTGAACCTGCGGATCAACAGCCCCGGCGGGGACGTGTTCAGCGCGGTAGCCATGCGGAGCATGATCATCAACGCCGGGTTCGAGGAAGTACGGATCATGATCGAGGGCCTGTGCGCCAGCGCGGCGACGCTGTTCGCCACGGTTCCCGGGGCCCGGGTGGTTATCGCCGGGGGCAGCGAGTTCATGATCCACAATCCGATGACCGTCGCCTTCGGCAACGCGGACGAGATCGAAAAGACCGTGGAGCACCTGCGGAGCATGGAAGGCACTTTCCGGGAGATGTACGCGTCGAAATGCGGGAAGAGCGACGAGCAGATCAAAGCGTGGATGGACGCGGAAACCTGGTTCACCGCGGCGCGGGCCGTGGAAGAGGGATTCTGCGACGAACTGCTGGAAAGCGAACCGATGGCCGCGTGCGTGAGCGCCCGGGAGATGGCGGCGATGTGCGCGATGTACCGGAACGTACCGAAAGAGATCGGGATCCGGGCGGAAGAGGATCCGGGCGAGATGCCGGAGGTCCCGGAAATGCCCGAAGAGCCGGAAGAACCGGAAAACGTCAGCAACGATGATCCAGTTGCCGGGTTGTCGACTGAAATACAGAACAAGGAGGAGAGCCCAGAAATGGAGATCAGGGACCTGACACGGGAGCAGCTTCTCGCGGAGAACCCGGCACTGGTTGACGAGATCGTAAACCAGGCCGTGGCCGACGAGCGGGCGCGGGTGAGCGAGATCGATTCGCTGACCATGCCCGGATTCGAAGCGGACGCCGCGGAAGCCAAGGCCAACGGCACCAGCGCGGTGGATTTCGTGAGAACCATCGCCGCGAAGGCACGGCAGAAGGGCGCGGCCTTTATGGAAGCCCGGGCCGCGGAAACGGCTCCGGCCGCGGAAGTGGCCGCCGGCGCCGCGGAAGAGGAAGCGCCCGGCAAGGCCGCGGACATCAGCGCCGCGGCGCAGCGGGTCGCCGATAAGGTGGCCGAAAAACTGAAAGCCGGCAATATCTGACCGGACGAAGAAAGAAGAAGGAGGAAAAACACCCATGGAAACCATTTTCAACACGCTCGGAACCAAGACCTATCCCGAGCTCCTGGCTGATCCCAAAGGCTATGACGGCGTCATCGTGCCGGTGTATCCCAACGCGTCCGCCCTGAAGGCCGGTACGCTGCTGAAGAGGAACAGCGCGGGGCTGTGGGAGCCCATCGCCACCGGCGACGTCGCCACGAACGTGGAAGTTGTCGTCCTGATGGAAGACCTGCCGGTCAACGACACCGCGATCGCCACCGACGCCGCCGCGGCCCGCGCCGGCAAGTTCGTGGACGGTTCGGTCACCGTGACCGGGGCCGACAGCCTGACCGCGGCCCAGAAGCTGATCCTGCGCAAGCAGGGCATCGTGTTCGCCGAGGATATCGACGCGCCCGCCTTCGCCAACAGTTACACCGTGACCTACAAGGCCAACGGCGGCACCGGCGACGACGTGGTGAAGACCGAGATCGCCGGCGCGACCCACACGGTCCTGGGGAACAGCGGCGAGGGCGGCACCGGATTCACCGCGCCGGAAGGCAAACAGTTCAGCAAGTGGAACACCAAGGCCGACGGCAGCGGCACCGACAAGGCCGCCGCGTCCACGATCAGCATGACCGAAAACGTCGTGCTGTACGCCGTATGGGCGAACATCGGCTGACGACCAAACGCAGGACAGGCGCCGCGTGAAAGCATGCGGCGCTTTTTCATACCGATTTTGAAAGGAGAATTACAGACATGGATATTTTCAGCACCGTAGCCCAGCTGGAAGCCATACAGCTCCAGCCCCAGCTCCTGACTTTCCTGTACGACACCTTCGGCCATGAGAACGCCCCCGTGGAGGACGACCGGGCGATCTACGATTTCCGGAAGGGCTCTGAACGCATGGCGCCCGTGGTCCATCCCGGCGCCGGCGGCGTCCTGATGCCCAACGACGGATTCAGCACCCGGCAGATCGGCTTCGCGACGATCGCGCCGGAAATGGTGATCGACTATGACGCCCTGGCCGGCCGTTCTTTCGGGGAAGCGATCGTCGGCGGCAAAACGCCGGAAGAGCGCGAAGAGGACATGGTGGCCTATCAGCAGCTGGCCATGCGGGCCGCGATCCAGCGCCGCAGGGAGCAGATGATCCGCCAGGTCGTGCTGACCGGCAAACTGGGCCTGTTCCAGTACACCAACGAAGGCCGCGACAGCGTGCCCACCGTGGTGGCGGACTACGGATTTGACAACGTTTACACGCCCACCTACGCGTGGAGCAGCGGCAGCGCCGACATCAACGGCGACATGAAGGCGATCTACGACCTGGTTTACGAAGGCGGCGGCAACGTGGACATCATTGTCGTGGCGCCGGACGTGGCCAACGCGATGCTGAACAACGCCGCGTTCCTGAAGCTGCTTGACCTGCGGAACGGCAACGTGGGCGACCTGAACACCCGCTACATCGACAAGGGCGTGCGCTTTGTGGGCACGAACCTGGACGGCGTGCAGATCTTCAGCCTGAGCGGCAAGTTTGTCGACGACGACGGCCAGCGGAAGCCTTTCCTGCCTTCCGGTACGCTGATCGCCGGCAGCCGGGGCATGCTGGAAGTCTATCACGGCCCGGTCACCCAGGTTGAAGAGGAAGACGGCCTGGCGAAGCATCACACCTACATCGCGAAGGAAGTGCCGCTGCGCTACGGCTCCATCCAGTCCAACGCGATCAAGAACCGCCTGACCAGCCGGCCCACGGTGGTCCCGCGGAACAGCGACGGCTGGTGCGTGGCCAACGTCCTGTAAGGCGGCGGAGGGCGGCATGAAGGAATATATCGCGATGTGCCACGTCGGGCCGTATACGCCCGGCGAGATCATCCGCGACCTGCCGGAAGACGCGGCGGAAAGGCTTCTGAGGATGGGAGCGGTCCGGGAGGCCGCTCCCGTTTTCCCGGAGAGTGAAGCGGAGCCGGAAGCGCCGGCGGAAGCGGAAACCGGGGAAACGGAAACCGAAGAGCCGGAAGCCGCGCCGGACCCGGTGCTCAGCGTGACGGCGCCGAAGAAGAAAACGGCGGCGCGGAAGAAGGGGGCCGGCAAATGAAGATCCGGATGAAAAACACCGGGGAGATCCGGGATTACGACAAGAGCTACGCCCTGCGGCTGATATGCGACGGGCAGGCGGAAAGCGCGGAAGGCGAACCGGAAACGGCAGCCCCGGCGGCGGAAACCAAACCGGCGCGGGAAGCGGAAAAGCCCGCGAAAGCGGCGGTGAAAACGAAAAGGAAGTAAACCGGGAAGGGGGTGCGCGGAATGTCGCTGAAGGACAGGATTATCAATGACAGGTCCAGGGTGTTCATGCAGATGAACCATTACGCATCCGTGCACACCTGGAACGGCATCCCGTTCTGCTGCATGGTGGACGACGACGAAGCGGTCCGGCGGAAAAACTCCAACGTGAACGACATCGCCTGGGACAACGAGCATACCGAGACATTTATCTACGTACTGGAAGAAGAATGGCCCGGGCGGAAGGTCCAGGGGGACCAGGGCTGGTTTGACAACCGGACCTACAAGATCGAACAGATCCATACGAACGGCGGCATCCTGGGGATCCTGCTGGTATCCATCACATCCCGCCCGCTGGGCGCCGGAATGGACGGAGGTGACGGCGAGTGAGGACGGAGGAACGGCTGCGGAAACTGCAGGAATGGACGTACAACACCGTGTGCCGGGGGCGTGAGATGAAAGCGCCGGCGCCGGGAATGGACATACGGCAGGTGGCCCGGCAGGAACCGAGGGTTTTTCTCGGATACGCGCCGCAGCGGCCCGACCTGGGCCAGGACGGCGATCCGCTGAACGTGGCGCCGGGGATCATCCTGGCGCCGCTGGCCGGAGACGTGCACAACGCGGATCACCGGAGCCACGACGACCGGGACGTCCGCCGGAGCATGGAAATGAGCCAGAGCCTGAGCGTACAGATGATTTTCATCGTGTACGAAGACGGCGTGCGGCTGCCGGGATTCACGGAGGTCGCGCGGGAAAGCGCCTATCCGATGGAACTGATCCGGGAAGGCACGGAAGAAGGTTTGCTGACGCTGTGCAACTGGATGGACGATTTCAAGGACGCGCTGCTGTCAGAAGGCCGCGTCCCGGGAACGGACCTTGTCGTGAACGACGAGGTGTTCGACTACGGCTGGATGACGGATCAGAAAACGATCAGCGACAGACGGCCGTATTTCATCGGCATGGTGACGGTGAAATTCCAGTGCCACGCCGACCGATTCAACCAGGAAATCCATGATTTACTGAAATAAGGAGGAAAACCAATATGGCTTACAAACACGGCGCGTACGGCGAGGTTGTGGCGGAGGGCAATCCGCAGGCGATCTCCAGCGCAAACGCCATGGTCGTGGTCGGCACGGCTCCCGTTCATCTGATCCGGGGCGGCGCGAAGAACGCCAACAAACCCATCGTGATCGAGAACATGGCGCAGGCGAAGAAAACCTTCGGCTATTCAGACGACTGGGCGTCCTACACCTTGTGCATGGCGTTCAAATACTTCTTCGAGAACAAGGCTGTCGGCCCGCTGGTCGTGATCGACGTGCTGGACCCGACGGTGGCGAAGAGCGCGGATCCCACCACCGTGGAAAAGACGCCCAGCAACGGCAAGATCCTGATTACCAGCGCGGACAGCATCATCCTGGACACGGTGGAAGTGTGGACCGAGGACGATACGCCGGTCAAGCTGGTGGAGGGCACGGCCTACACCCTGGACTATGATCCGGACAAGAAGACGATCACCCTCGCGACCATCGGCGCGGGCCTTGGCACGGACGCGCTGAACGTGAAATACTACACGGTGGCGCCCTCCGCGGTGACGGATACCGTGTTCATCGGTTCCAGCGACGGCATGGGCACCAACACGGGCCTGTACGCGATCCGGAACGTGTATCCGCTGACCGGCCTGATTCCCGCGTACCTGATCGCGCCCGGCTTCTCCAGCCACCCGACGGCCCACACGGCGATGAAAACCGTCAGCCGTCAGATCAACGGGCACTGGGACGCGTGGATTTTCGCGGACATCCCGATCATTGACAACGCGACGCCGATCACCCTGGCCACGGCGAAGAGCTGGAAGGATACCAACGGATATACCGCGGAGAACGAAACGGTGTATTTCCCGATGGTGGAAGGCACCGACAGCAAAAAATACTATCTGTCCGTGCTCGCGGCGGCCAATTTCCTGGAGCTGCTGATCGAAAACGACGATCTGCCCTACCACAGCGCGAGCAACACCGCGGCGAAGATCATCAGGAACCTGTACCTGGGCGACAGCGCGACCGGGCGCGTTTACGACGACGAAATCGTGAACGAATACCTGGTAAAGAACGGCATCTGCTCGGCGGTGTTCACGTCCGGGCGGTGGGCGATCTGGGGCGCGTGCGCGGCCGGATACGACCAGACCAACGGCGACGAGATCAACGTGGCGGAAACCAACCGGATGATGCTCTATTACGTGAGCAACTCTTTCCAGGCCCGCCGGAGCGTGATGGTGGACCGGCCCCTGAGCCGGAACGACATCCAGAGCATCGTGGCCGAAGAGCAGCAGCGGCTTGACGCGCTGGTCGGCATCGGGGCCCTGCTGTACGGCAAGGCCACGATCGACGCGGAGAACGACAGCCGCAGCGACATCGTAAAAGGCGACTGGTTGTTTGATTTCGAAGTGACCACCACGCCGCTGGCGAAGAGCCTGAAGGCGAAAGTCATCTGGGTCGATACCGGCTTTGCCGTGTACTTCGGCCTGGATGAGGAATAAGAGGGAAGGAGGACAAAACGATGCCCAAGAAAATCAAGATCAACGTTGAGGACCACCGGCTGATTGACAACGGCGAAACCTGCGAGGACATCACCCAGGTGGTGCTCCCTTCCTTTGAACATCCGACCACGGCGGTGGAGAACGTGAGCGGCATGGCGATGAACATCGACGTGCCGAATCCGTCCCGCTTCAACGCGGCGGAGCTGAGCGTGGCCCACAACAACGGCGTGAACTGCGAGAAGCTGGACGCGCCCGGGAACCATTCCATCGAGTTCCGGATGGCCCGGCAGATGTTCGACAGCAGCCGGACCGACATCCGGCATGAGAGCGTGAAATACCGCGTGACCTGCCTGTTCAAATCCGTGGAAAAGGGCACGATCGAGAACGGCAACCCCTGGGGCAGCACGGTCAAATACTCTGTTATCCGCTATGAGGAAATCGTGGACGGCAAACAGACGTTCCTTGTCGACGCGACCGGCAACAAGCTGATCGTGAACGGCAGGAGCTACACCGACGACATCAGCAGCCTGCTGAACTGACGGAAAGCGCCCGGGCGGGGAAACCCTCCGCCCGGGTTTTATTCCCACAAAACAAAAAATAAAAAGGATGGGCCGGAACAATGGAAAAAGAGGAACTGAGAGAGGAAAACAACCCGGCGGAAGCGCCGGCGGACAATACGAGAGCGAAACCGGAACCGTTCAACCCGGACGCGGCGCTGGACAGCGTGCGGAGCGGGAAACTGACCCTGGCGGAACCGATCATGGACGGAAGCGCGGAATACACGGAGCTGGAATACAATTTCAGCCTGCTGAAAGGCTTTGACGTGGCCAGGGCGCTTGATTTCGGGACCGGGCGGAAAAACGGGTTCGAGCTCAACAGCGAACAGGCGCTGAACCTGTTTGCCTGCGCGGCGGCGAAATGCCAGAAGGCCGGCGGGCTGGACGCGACGGACATCCGGGAGCGGATGGGCATTGACGATGTTATCAAGGCGGTGCAGATTGCGTCGCTTTTTTTCAGACTTTCTTCCCGGGCGGGGGACAGGCGTTTATCGAAGAAGTAATACAATGCTGCCGGCTGAGCTATACCGGGTACACGGCGCTGATGGGGCTGACCGTATCGGAATTTTTCCGGTTCAGGGCGGGGCTCGCGGCGGTGCTGGAGCGGGAAGCGGAAGCGCGGAGCAACGCGTAAAGGAGGGCCGGAACCGGTGCGGATCATCTGGAACGGGACGGATATCACGGCATACTGCAACGTGACCGGATGTGTGCACCGGGACGCGGCCGGCGGCCGGAACGATTCGCTGGAGATGGAAATGGACCGGGCGGACGTATGGTACCGCTGGGCGCCGGACGAGGGCGACGAGATCGAGGTCACGCAGGACGGATATACCACCGGGATTATGTACCTGACGGCGGTGATTCCCTGCGGGGACAAGTACCGGATTCTGGCCGGGAGCGTGAAACCGGCGGGGGACCGGAAAACCTGGGCCGGGTATGAAAACAACAGTTTCCGGGCCCTGGCGGAACGGTGCGCGGCGGAGTGCGGGATGAAAGCGAAGATCTTCGGCATGGACGAAGATCTGCTGATTCCCTACTGCATGCGGCGCGGGGAAGGCTGCGCGGCGTTCCTGACCCGGATCGGCCGGGCGGAAGGGTTCAAGATCAAAGCCTTCAGCGGCGTTTTCCGGGCGATTTACCTGCCCTGGGCCGAAGGGCTGGCGCCGGTGAGCCGGATCACGATCACGGCGGACCAGAAGGGTGTAAACTACCGCCGGCGCGGCAGCGCGAAATACACCGCGCTGACCGTGCAGACGCCGTGGACCAGGGCGACGGCGCGGGATATCGCGGCGGCGGGAAACCGTCCGGCGGTGGTGACAGACCTGCCGGCGGCGGACGCGGCGACGGCGGGCCGGTGGGCCCGGAACCTTTTGCGGGACCACAACCGGCAGGCGGAGGAACTGACGGTGGACCAGCGCCTGGATACCCGGCTGGCGGCGCTTTCGCGGGTCAGCGTGGACGGCGGAACGGATATGGACGGGGAATGGATCATTGAGGAAGCGGAACACGACCTGCACAACCGGAACACTTCCGTGCGGATGTTCCGGATCATGGACACGGTGAGGTAAGGAAAATGGACGCGGACAGGCAGAAACGCTGCGACATGGCGCAGATTGAACGCGGATGGATTGCGGAAGCGTCCGACGGGCTGTACCGGGTGGCCAGCTACGGGCGGGACGGCCTGGTAACGCCGTGGATCATGCCCCTGGACCCGGAAGCGGAATACACCGCGGGGGACAAAGTTTATTTTTTCCTGTTTAACGACGGGACCGGGCGTATCCTGGGATCCTTTACATGAATATGAGAACAATCCTGCTGAGGAGGTGAGAGCATGGCGCAGAGCGTAACCCAGATGATGATCATGATCAACGGCCAGGTGGGCGCGAACGCGAGCAAGGTCAGCGATTACCTGACCCGGATCGGCTCCATGCTGGACCAGATCGGCAGCAAGACGCGGCAGATGCAGAAGGAAAGCCTGGAAATCTACCGCGGATATGAAGACGAGATGCTGGCCGCGAAATACGCGCTTTCCGCGTCGGTGGACAGCGCAAGCCAGCTGGAACAGCAGATGGACGGCCTGGACAAGGCGGCGCAGAAATGGGCGGCAAGCTCCATTTTCCATACGGACGACGTCAGCCGGGCGATCAACAACGCGGCGCACGCGGGATGGGATTACCAGGAGATCCTGGAAGGGATTCCCCAGGCGATGCTTATCGCGCAGGCGGGCGGGCTGGACCTGAGCGAGGGCCTGGACTATCTTATCAAAATGATGAACTCCACCCGGACGCCCATGAGCGAAATGGGCACGATGGTGGATCAGTGGGCCATGGCGGCGAACTCCAGCGCGACGAACATCGGCGAGATGGGCGAAGCGTTCCGGGCGATGGGCGCCACGGCCGGATTCGCGGAAAACAACGCGGAAATCTTTTCCATGCTGGCCGCGCTGGCAAACGTGGGCAGCGTGGGAAGCCAGGCCGGCACGGCGCTGCGGAGCACGATGATGCGCCTGGTGGCGCCGACGACGAAAGCCGAGGACGCCATGAGCCTGCTCGGCGCGGACGCGGACGAACTGTCCGAGGTGCTGAGCGACGAAAACGTCACGAAGGCCGCGAAGAAGCTGGAAGGGCTCGGATTCTCCGCCTATACCAGCAGCGGGAAAATGAAGCCCATGCGGCAGATTTTTTCCGAGCTGTTCGAGCTGACGGAAAACCTGGACGAAGCGAGCAAAAACGAAATCATGGGCGCGATCTTCCCGTCGAGGACGATCGCGACGGCGCTGTCCCTGCTGAACGCGAGCAACGGCGAACTGGACGAGTTGTATGAAAAGATCGCCGGGGCGGACGGATACGCCAGCAAGGGCGCGGACATCATGATGAGCGGCCTTACCGGCAGCATCGAAACGCTGAAATCCAAATGGGAAGAGTTCGAGCGGAAAATCGGCGAGACCATGAGCCCCACGGTGGAGAGCGTGGCGAACTCGCTGAGCGGTTTCCTGGACGGGCTGAACAACCTTCCGCCGGAGGTCATGAGCGGGATTACAAGCATGCTGTCGGCGCTGAGCGCCACCGGGCCGCTGCTGATCGGCGCGGGGGTTATCGGCAAGATGGTGTCGTCGCTGGGCGTATGGGGCACCGCGGCGGTCGGCGCCGGGCTTGCGATGAGCTTCCTGATCGGATATGTCCAGAAACTGGAAGATATAGATTTCCAT